TTTTTTAATTTACCATACCAAGAGCCGAGTAGTACATTGTTTCAATTACTCGGTTTTGTAGTTCAGGCGGCTCAAAAGTTTGTTGGCACAACAGATATGGGTACTGGCAATATAAATAATCAAGAGATGCCAGTAGGCACAACTATAGCTTTGTTAGAGCGTGGCAGTAGAATAATTAGTGCTGTTCATAAGCGTTTATACAACAGTATGAAACAAGAATTTAAACTTATAGCTGATTTAATATCTCAGGAAGGTGGTAAATACCCTTATATGGAAGAGGGTGACAAAGCACAAGACTTTGATGAACGTATTGATATTGTACCAATAGCTAACCCTAATATTTTTAGTATGGCTCAACGTATAAGTTTAGCTCAAGAACAATTAAAGTTGGCAACGAGTAAGCCTGAGATGCACAATTTGTATGAGGCGTATAGGCGTGTGTATAATAGTTTAGGTGTAGATAATGTAGAACAGTTATTACCACCTCCCCCACAACCACAACCAATGAATGCAGTTATAGAGAATGGTAAAGTAATGTCCGTTTTGGGTGGACAAATGCAATTAAAAGCTTTCCCTGAACAAGACCATGATGCACATATTTCAACTCATTTATCTTACATGGGTAGTATATCTGTTAGAAGTAATCCTGCTGTTATTAATATTTTACAACATATATTTGAACACATATCATTAAAAGCTAGTATGCAAATCCAAATGGAAGCACAGCAACAACAAATGGATCCAGCAATGGCACAAGCTAGATTGTCACAAATAGAAGCTGAACTTACAAAACAGTATTTTGAGGTAGAGGCTCAGGTGCTAGGTGGTCAGCAGAGTGACCCATTAGTTGACTTAAAAGCAAAAGAGTTACAGATAAAAGAGCAAGAGGCAATGAATCAGGCAAGAACTGATGCAGAGCAACTTGAACTTAATAAACAAAAGTTACAAGCAAACACCTTGATACAAAAAGATCGTATCAATACAACCGAGGATATAGCTAATATGCGAGCACAAAACGCTAGGTTTATAGCTTCACAAAGGAATCAAGGATGAGCGAATTTGATCTTCCAAGTGGTGGAGCCGACTATGGTTTTGGTGGCTCTGATAGTTTTACTTTAGGAAGTGAAAATGTATCTGCTACTGGTTCTTCTGGTGGGGCTAGTGATAGTGATCGAGCTTTTTTTGGTGGATCAGATACCCCTAACATAATTTGGTCGTGGAACTGTATCAAACATAACAAATGCAGTCAATTATGATCCAAACTTCGCCGCATTAAATATGATAGGAAGAGGTTTAACACCTAGTTCTGCTTTGCGTGATAAAATATCCTTTGATGTACCATCTTCAATGTTACCACAAATACTTGGTGACAGACTCAATGCAAGAGGAGAACCAGTAAGATATTATTCACAAGGCGAAAAATTTTTACAAGAAACTTTACCACCTATTATACAAGGAATACGCAAGGTAAGTCCAACTGGAATTATTATGAATCTTATAAACAGAGGCATGGATGTTTACGACAAAGGTAAGGAGGTTATTGAAGAAACTTTTGAACCAGAAAAAAAGACCGACGAAAAGACAGACGTTGGTATTATGCAAAACATGGATCGTGCTAATTTGACTGATGCTGGAAGAGCTATATTAGCAGGAATGCAAAATAATAATCGTAACTTACCACCAGTAACACAAACAGCAGATTTAAATTTTAAAGACCTACTTACGAGTCCTGGAATGATAAATAAAGTTCTTAACTCTGCACAACCTTATTTACAACAAGTTGTTCCAGAAGGATTTAATGTTAATACTGTCCCTAAAATTAATTTTGATGAAGGGACGTTTGAACCAAGAATAGAACTTGAGTATCAGTTTCCAAACAAAGATTTTGGATTAGGTAATTTATTTAGAAACTTAGGATAAGGAGAGTAAAATGAGCAGAGCAAAACAATTGAGATCTTTATTAGAAGGTTTGGATCCTGGAAGTGAAAAATATGAAGAGCTAAAAGAGCTACTTGAACAAGAAGATTTTCAAGCTGGGACTTTAAGTGAAGACGAAAGTGACATGCTAAAAGACATGAAAATGATGGGTGGTATGGCTGGAACTAATAGAGTACGACCTACGACTCAACAAGTTAGAAAATTTGCTGGAGGCGGAGCACTCATGGGGCAAATGAAAGCTAGAGATAATCGTGCCGATATGGAAGCAGGAGGCATGGTTAGTCGTGGAGGTAGAATGTCTAGGCAAGGTATAAAATTTAGAGGAGTTAAGTGAGTCCAGCTTTTTTACTTATGTGTTATTTAAGTGGGGCTCCTGCAGGAACATTACATTTTGAAAATGTTAATACATGTAAATATTTTAAACAAAACCTTAATGAGCAATATATAGTTATTGGTGAAGATGAAAAAAGATACTCGTGCTTTTGTAAATTGGTTAAGGTAGATAAAAATAGAGTGAGGCTTTGGTAATGTTATCAGCACTTATTGGTCCAGTCACAGGATTACTAGATAAATTTATTCCAGATGCTGACAAAAAAGCACAGTTAGCACATGATATTGCAACCATGTCTGAGAAACATGCTCAGGAATTAGCGTTAGCACAGATAAAAGTAAATCAAGAAGAAGCTAAAGGTAATTGGTTTCAAAGTTCTTGGCGACCTTTAATTGGTTGGATTTGTGGTTTATCGTTAGCAATAAATTATATGGTTAGCCCTATATTGGGAGGGTTTGGAATTATAATACCTCAGGCAGATATGTCCGTTATGATGCCTTTATTATTCGGTATGTTAGGCATCGCTGGGATGCGATCGTATGACAAAACTAAAAAAGTGGATACAAAAAAATGAGTTTATATAAAAATATACATGCAAAACGTAAAAGAATAAAAGCTGGAAGTAGCGAAAAAATGCGTAAAGCAGGACAAAAGGGCAGACCAACTGCTAAACATTTTAAAGAAGCTAAAAAAACAAGGAGAACTTAATGAAAAAGAAAGTAAAAAAAGTTATAACTGGTTTAAAGAAGGCATCTAAACTACACGCAAAACAAGCAAAAACATTAACGAGTTTATTAAAAAATGGCAAAAAGAAAAACAAAAGATCCTAAAGTAGGAACTGGTAAAAAACCGAAAGGAAGTGGAAGGAGGTTATATACCGATGAAAATCCAAAAGATACTGTTAGCATTAAGTATGCAACTCCAGCAGATGCTAGAGCTACTGTGGCAAAAGTTAAAAGAATTAAGAAGCCCTACGCCAGAAAAATCCAGATACTCACCGTCGTTGAGCAGAGGTCAAAGTTCGCAGGAAAACCAAAACAAGCCAGTATTGCGAAAAAGGGGAAGACCGCCCTTAAAAAACAAAAAGAGAAAAAAGTAAAAAAATAAATGGATCTTTACATTTATGATAGAATAGTTAATATTCTAAAAGACAGGCAACGAAGTTTAGAAGAACAACTGTTACATGGTAACGTAGATAACTTTGAAGCCTACAAGGAAGCGAGAGCTAGACTCTCAGAACTTGCAACATTACAACAAGAGGTAACACTCTTGCTCAAAAAGGTGGAACATGAGTAAACTAATAGTACCTAGAAGATTAGCTAAAAAATACCAAGAAGTAACAAAACAAGAAACCCCCGAAAAACAAACAGAACCTACAAAATCAGCACTAGCAAAAATGCCAGAACCTACTGGTTGGCGAGTTTTGATATTACCTTACAAAGGTAAAGGGAAAACAGAGGGTGGTGTTTTTATACCCGATCAGGCTGTAGAGCGAGAAGCTTTAGCTACAGTATGTGGTTATGTTTTAAAAATCGGTCCTCTTGCATTTAAAGACAAAGAAAAATTTGGAGATACATATACTCCATGGTGCAAAGAAAAAGACTGGGTAATATTCGGTCGTTATGCAGGAAGTAGATTTAAAATAGATGGTGGTGAAGTTAGATTATTAAATGATGATGAAATATTAGCTACTATAAATAACCCTGAAGACATTTTGCATACATAGGAGAATAAAATGGCAGAAGCACAAAAACAAGAAGAATTACCATTAGAGGTTGACAATGAAGAAGTTGAAGTTGACTTACAAGAAACCAAAGAAAAAGTTGAAGTTGAGCAAGTCGAAGATGCCAAAGAAGCTAAACCTGAAACTGAAGAAGCGAAAGGGTTAGACGGTTACAGTAAAAAGGTAAGAGCACGTATCGAAGAGATGACTTATAAGATACGTGAGGCTGAGCGTAGAGAAAAAGCGGCGATTGAATACGCACAAGGCTTACAAAAAGAAAACAAACAACTCCAGGAACGCTCAAAAACTATTGATGATTCTTACATAAAAGAATATGATGCTCGTGTTTCTAGTGAAGAATCAACTCTAAAAACAAAACTTGCTGAAGCTATATCCGCAGGAGATGTAGAAGCTCAAGTGAATATTAATAAAGATTTAGCACGGTTAGCTGTTGAAGCTGGAGAACTAAACACAACAAACTCAACAAGCACCTAAACCTGTTCACCCTAAAGCTCAGGCATGGGCTGAAAAAAATACATGGTTTGGGTCAGATGAGCCTATGACACTAACTGCTTTTAGTATTCATAATGAATTAATCAAGCAGTACGGTGAACAATATGCACTAACAGATGAATATTATACTGTTATTGATCAAAGAATGAGGGACGCATTTCCACAAAAATTTAGTGAAAATGTAACTCAAACTACCTCTGTAAATACCCCAGTAGCTCCTGCAACTAGGTCTTCTGGTGTAAAAAACCCTAAAAAAGTGACTTTAACAAAATCAGAGGTTGCAATCGCCAAGAAACTTGGTGTATCATTAGAGCAATACGCTAGACAAAAACAAAATCTAGCTACAACGTGAAGGAGACAATATGTCAGACCGTAAACCACGCACCGAGGCGACTAGAGAAAAAACAACTCGTAGAACCCCTTGGAAACCACCATCTACTTTAGATGCACCCCCAGCTCCAGAAGGCTTTGTGCATCGTTGGATCCGTACATCTGTTATGGGTTTTGATGATGTAAAAAATCTTTCTGCCAGAATCCGTGAAGGATTTGACCTAGTTAGAGCTGATGAGTACCCAGATTTTGAGGCACCGACAATCCAGGATGGAAAACACGCTGGAGTTATTGGTGTGGGTGGTCTAGTACTCGCAAGATTTCCTCTTGAGTCAAAGAATGAACGACAAGCATATTTTCAACAAAAAACATCCGATCAAATGGATGCTGTCGATAATGATATGATGAGAGAACAACACCCAAGTATGCCGATCCTTAAACCAGAACGGCAAAGTCGTGTAACCTTTGGAGCTAAAGCAAATGGCTCTAAATAACCTTAACTCATGTAAATAGGAGACAAAAATGGCTACAAATATTGATGCCCCTTTTGGTTTACGTCCTCATAATATGTTAGGTTCTGCACCAAACTCAAACGGGCTGACAAAGTACAAAGTACAAACAGCGGCGACAGCAGGATCATCTAGCCAGATTTTTCAAGGCGACATGGTCATTCCATTAACAAATGGATTAGTCGACGTTTCAGCGGCAGACGGTGGAAGTGTAGCAATCTTAGGCGTTATGAACGGATGTGAATATATTGATTTAGACGGGAAACCTCGTTTTGACAATCATTACCCTGGAACAGCTTCAATCAAATCAGGCACAGAGGCGACGGTTCATGTTTTTGACAACCCTCACCAAGTGTATGAGATTCAAGCAGATGCGTCCTTAACAAATGCGGCGACTGCACAAGCTCTAGTACATTCTAATGCAGAAGGTACTGGATTTGGTTCAGAGAATGGTTCTACTGGTAAATCTATCGGTGAACTTTCTGTGGCAAGTGCAGGAGCAACTACAGCAACAGACAACTTCAGAATTATTGGCATCAAGGATGACTTTAATGAGATTGATGTTACATCAGCTGGAGTTATCTTTTTGGTAAAACTTAATTTACCATTTCATACTGCAACTACTGGTCTATAGGAGGGTATAATGGCTATTGCAAGATCACAACTCCTTAAAGAATTAGAGCCAGGATTGAATGCTTTATTCGGGTTGGAGTACGATAGGTATGATAATGAACATGCCGAAATTTTTGACACTGAAACTTCTGACAGAGCGTTTGAAGAAGAGGTAATGTTAGCAGGATTTGGAACAGCTCCTGAAAAGGCTGAAGGTGGAGCCGTGTCTTTTGATACTGCTAACGAATCCTTTACTGCTCGTTACACACACGAAACAATCGCTTTGGCTTTTGCTATAACTGAGGAAGCTATTGAGGATAACCTCTATGATAGACTTTCAAGCAGATATACAAGAGCATTAGCAAGATCAATGTCTAACACAAAACAAGTCAAAGCGGCGAGTATTTTGAATAACGCTTTTGATAGTAACTTTACTTTTGGAGATGGTAAGGAGCTTTGTGCTACTGATCACCCAACTTCAGGAGGAGGTAATTTCAGAAACGAACTTTCAACATCAGCTGATTTGAATGAAACATCATTAGAACAATCTCTTATAGATATCGCTGGATTTATAGATGAAAGAGGTTTAAGAATTGCTCTAATGGGTCGTAAATTAATAATCCCAGTAAACTTACAGTTTGTTGCTGAAAGATTAATGGCAAGTAACTTACGTCCAGGAACTGCTGACAATGATGTTAATGCACATAGAAACATGGGTATGTTAGCTGAGGGATATGTGGTAAACCACTTCCTAACAGATACAGACGCATTTTTCATTAAAACCGACTCACCAAATGGCTTTAAGCACTTTGAAAGAGCGGCGATTGCTACATCAATGGAAGGCGATTTTGATA